CAACCTTTTTTTAGTCGCCAACGTTTACGTTTGCACTTCCTGTAGAAGCATGACCACATGTAGCAAGGTCACCTGCGTTTACAACAGCAACTCCGCCAATGAATACATTGTTAGAACCTGCTATCATAGTTGGACTAGCATGGGCGCCAGTTCCGTGACCTTCTACATCGTCGCCGTCAACAATGACTAGTTCACCGTTTGCAAAAACAGTGGTCTGACTTGGAATTAAATCTCCAACTGCTGTGTCGTTGTCTCGACTAATTCCTGGCATTATACTAGTGCAATTCCACTAGTTTGTGATGTATACTGCTTACCAATCTCTGCTTCAGTTTTTGCCATACAGCTAATTGCTGTTGCTTTCATAACGAACTTGCCGTCTGGTGACACTGAGAACATAAAAGGAGCAAGTCCTAATCCTTTCTCTTGTGCAATAAGTACCATTGGCTTTTTAAGTGTAACGTTGTTTTCAACTTCTGCCTCAAGGCGTCCAAGGATTTCTTCTCCTGAACTTAGTTTTAGAGATACTACGTCTCCGACTTTATAAGGTGCTTCAATTAACATTTATAGTGACCATCCTGTTCCGTTATAGTTAGTGTCTTCTAGGTATGCACCTAGCTTGTCGTACCCACCGATGTTTTCATCGTTTACTTTAATCTGTGGGAACGTTCTTGCTCCTGGAAACTTTTCCAGTACTTCTTCTCGATTAAAGTCTGTACCTAATTGTTTATAGGTATACTCTAACTGTCGAGACTCGCAGAGTGCCTTTGCTTGATCGCAAAATGGACACGCTGGTTTGCCCCAGATTTCGATCATAATGAAAAGCCTTTTAAACTTTCTGTTGACACATCTTGTTTAATGCCGCCAACAATGTAAGACTCTACTTCTGTTTCTTGTGGTGCTACTTGTAAGCCTGAACTTGACAACCAGTGCTGTGTCCACGGTAGCGGATTAGTGTTTACTGGTTGATCAAAGATAGCAGTTAATCCAAGTGCTTTCAGTCTACGGTTAGCAATGTATTCTACATATTGATTAAGCAATGTAGTGTTAAGACCAATCATTGATCCGTCTTTGAACAAATACTCTGCCCAGTCTTTTTCTTCTAGAACACAATCACGCCAAGCTTCATACACATCGTCTTGGCACTCTTTAGCAATAGACGCCATCTCTGGATCGTCTTTGCCTTGAGCCCAAAGTTTTAATACATGTGTGCTTAGTGCTAGGTGTTGTGCTTCGTCGCGAGCAATAAGACTAATAATCTTAGCTGAGCCTTCCATAAGTTTAAGCTCGCCAAAGCCAAACGTACAAGCAAAGCTAACATAAAAACGCAAGCCTTCTAAGATATTAACTGTCATCATTGCCATGTATAACTTACGCTTAACTTCACGCAAACTACCTTCGCCTCTGTGATTGTATGCATCTGCTGCTTCAGTAAACGCATCATAATGCTTAGTAACACTAGTTGCACGAGCAATAATCTTCTTGTCATCTAGGATAGTATCAAATACTTCTGACGGGTCAGCGTACACGTTCTTCATAATATGTGTGTAGCTACGTGAGTGTATTGTTTCAAAGAAGTCCCAAGTAACAATACAGCCTTCTAGTTCAGGAAGTGAAACGTGCGGCAAAAATGCTAGACACGGACCACGTCCTTGGACACTGTCAAGTAGTGTTTGGTATTTTAAATTACTTGTAAAAATATGCTTCTGCTCTGGACGGAAGTTAGCAAAGTCTGCACGATCTTTTTGTAGACTTACTTCCTCAGGGCGCCAAAAGTAACCAAGCATTGTCTGGTTAAGTTTATCAAATACAGGATGACGAAATGTATCGTAACGCTGTGTGTTCATGTCTGCTCCGAAGAACATATTTTGTTTTGTAAAGTCAACCTTTTCTTGGTTAAATATTGTCTTGGCCATGTATCTCTTTCCTTAATACCGTTTGTATAACACCAGTGTACTATACTTCTATTTTGTTGTCAACCTTAGATTGCACATGCATCACATTCTTCACCGTCGTCCATATCGTACGTGCTAGGAGCAAGTTCGTCTAACGGTAAATCATCTTCTAGTTCACTTGGATCTGTTTTATAATCGTATGTATTTTGATAGTAACTTGTCTTCCAACCTAGCTTATAAGTTGTTAGCAAGTCCTGTATCATTTGACTCATTGGTACTTCATTGTCTGGATAGTGAGTTGGATTGTATGACCAGTTACCACTAATACCTTGATCAAAGAACTTCTGCATAACAGCAACAATATTAATATATCCCGTGTTGTTAGGCATTTCCCATAACAACGTATAGTGATTCTTTAGCGTTTGATACTGTGGAACAATTTGCTTAAGAGGCCCTTTTTTGGACTTCTTAACGGACAAGTATCCTCTAGGTGGTTCAATTCCGTTTGTTGCGTTCGACACAACGGATGAACTCTCTGAAGGCATTTGTGCGGACAAAGTGCTGTGCCTGAGGCCATGTTCTTTGATAGATGCCCGTAGACTATCCCAATCATAATTTAACTTGTGCTCCACAATAGTATCAACATCTTTCTTATAAGTGTCGATAGGCATGATGCCGTCACTGTATTTAGTGCGATTAAAGTACTCGCAAGCACCTCGCTCCTGCGCTAATTTGTTGCTGGCACGAAGTAAGTAGTACTGGAATGCTTCTGTTAAATTGTGTACTAAAGTCCAGGCTTCTTGATCTGCATAGCCTACTTTATTCTTAGCAAGGTAATGTGCTAGGCCAACATAGCCTATTCCTAAACTACGTCTTGCTTTAGTTGACTTCTCTGCTGCCGCTATAGGATAGTTTTGATAGTCAATAATTTCTTCTAGCGCACGTACCGCTAGTTCACATAATTCTTCTAAGTCAGATAAGTCTCTAATGATACCTACATTAATAGCACTTAGAATACATAATGCAATTTCGCCTTCTTCGTCGTCAATGTGATTAAGTGGCTTAGTTGGCAATGTAATCTCTTGACACAAGTTACTCATGTAAACTGGATCTTTAAACGAACTGTGTGTGTTACAGTGATCAACATTCATGATGTAGATACGCCCTGTTTCAGCACGTTCTTTAATTAACGCACTAAACAATTCCATTGCTGGTACTTTAGTTTTCTTAATACTAGTAGCACGTTCGTACTTTTCGTATAGTTCTTGAAATACTGCTGGATCACCAAAGTATGCTTCGTACAATCCAGGTACATCGTGTGGCGAGAACAAAGTTATATCTCCGCCAGATAACAATCGTTCGTACATAGTTTTATTAAGCTGAATTGAATAGTCTAGCTTACGTACACGATTGTCTTCAGTACCTTTGTTGTTCTTTAGTACAAGGATATCTTGAATTTCTTGATGCCAAAAAGGAAAGTGTGTAGTAGCACTTCCGCCACGAACACCGTTTTGTGTACAACAACGTACTGTGCTTTCAAACTTCTTTAGAAACGGAACAAGACCAGTGTGGGCTACTTCGCCGCCTCTAATACGTGAGTTTACTCCACGTATTCTTCCTGCGTTGATTCCAATTCCTGCTCTCTGAGCAGTATAGCGACCAATGGCCATGTCTGAAGCGAAGATGCTATCGAGGGTGTCATCAGCGTCAACGAGAACGCAAGAGGCAAACTGGCGAACCGGAGTGCGGACGCCTGCCATAACTGGCGTTGGGATATTGACTTTAAAAAGTGAGGTCGCATCGTAGTATCTCCTTACATAATGCATACGTGTTTCTGCTGGATAATTAGCAAACAATGTTGCTGCAATCATCATATACATAAACTGGGGAGTCTCAAAGATCTCTTCGTTGCTACGATCCTGTACAAGATACTTGTCTACTACTTGGCGCAAGCCTGCATAGGTAAAGTTCTCATCACGTTTATGTTTGATGTAGCTCTCTAGTGTTGCAATTTCTTCTGCTGTGTATTTTTCAAGAATTTCTTTATCATAGATCCCGCGGGCAATGTTTGCGTTGATAATGTCAATAAACGCAATAGCATCGTATTCGCCAAATACTTGTTTGTATAGTCCGTAACTTAATAGGCGTGCCGCTGCATATTGATAATTTGGAGCTGATAAACTAATAAGATCGTTAGCACTTCTAACTAGAATTTCTTGTATTTCTTGTGTTGTCATTCCGTCATAAAATTGTAGATTTGCATTCATTTCAATTTGACTGCTACTAACTCCTGCTAAATCTTTACAGGCTTCTTCAACCACAAAGTGTATCTTATCAATATTAAGATGCTCTTTGGTACCGTCACGTTTGACGATTTGTGTTCCGTTTGACATTATCTCTCCTAGTCTTCTATTATTGATATTTATTGCCGTTTTGGCAACACGTATATTTTTTGGGTTATCAGTGACGCTGGCAACTCGTCAACAGGTATATATGTACTATTATAATACCCTATTGCAGTTTTGTCAATGACTAATATGTAATAACTTTCAGACTTTTCTTTGTCTGTACTGATAGTTATTGAAAAGGCAGAACCATTAAAACGATCGGTTAACTGTAAGGAATAACACATGCCTAATACGCGAGCGAACTCACAGTACTGATTCTCTTGTAGAAGCTGCCAAGGGTCTGGCCAGCTCTTTTGGTCCCATGCGTCCGTATGAATACTCACTGTTGGAGCAGTGTTATAGTTGTCTATTACGTCTTGAATTGGGTCTTTTGATTGTTCAAGCGTCCGCCTAAAGTCAACCCAGGAACCCATCCTGTCTTCATAAGTTTTATCAAACATTACTCACCAGTGGCGTCTATTATTGTTTTTCTATTTCTTATTTTAAATTCTAATTGCGATAGATCATCGCCGGGCATTGCACTAGCTACTAGCACATCAATTGATTCATTAACTGTATCACTATCGGCATCTTGTACTAACACTGAAAACTTAATAACATCTTCATAAGCAACTAATCCTGTGTAGTTAAAAGAATCTGACAGTGTTATAGACTTTGACAGTCCGTTAACGTTCAATGTAAGAGTTCCTGTACGTGTTGCTGAGTAGTTCCTGCTTGATAAAATATAATCAATATCAAACTGCTGACTCGCAATATCAGGTTCACCCGGAAGTCTAAAACGTGTTTGTGCTGCACCTTGGGTGATGCTGTTTAGTACATGTGTTTCGCCAAACTCCGCAGTAACAGCACCTTCAATTTCAGGAAGGTATGCATAATTAGTCCAGTAACCAGGAGTATAAGATAATACTGCTGTCCTTGCAAAGTAATCGCCTACAGATGTATTGCCAGGAACACTATACTTAATCACTGAGTCGGTTGCAAGGTATTCGGCACCGCCACTAGTTCCTACCATAGTGTAGTAGTTGTCGCTACTTACGTTACCTTTACCAAACTTAACACTTACTGCGCTTTTATTAATGTTGTTGAAGTTACATGAATTCCAACGGTTGTTGTATGGTCCAGATTCTTTACCAGAATTGTCAGCCGAGTCTAATGTTACTAGGCCGGTGCCAAATGTAAGTCCCCATGAGCAAGTATTAAAGTTACAAGATTTCCATAAGTTATTATGTATATCCCAATCACTTATTACTGCATATGAAAATCCAACATAGTTACATTCTTCAAATATGTTGTTCTTTGTTTCAACTGTGCCGCTTAGACTATTCATCTCAACAGCAACATCAGTAGTTGCAACGGCTGCACCACTTACCCAAGGACCTTTAAATTTTACGTCCTTAAACTTACTGTCCTTGCAATTATTAAGCACAAGTGCTTTATTAGGTACAGTTGTTTCTAAAGTAATACCTTCTAGTCTAATATTAGTAGGTTGATTAAGTGTTGTAGTTGATGCGTTTGCAGCTGGAGTTCCAACAATACTACTACTGTTTACAGTATCAAACATTGTCGTTACTGCTGTTGTAGTTCTAATAATAGTTTTGTCTGCTCCTGCGCCTACTAGTGTAGCATATGGAGGAATATGTATAGTACTGTCAATAACATATATACCTGGTTCAAGGTGTAGTATTACTCTACTTTGTTCGCTGCCTTTAATAGCATCATTTAAGTATAATTGGTCAATTGCTGCTTGTAATTTTGTAGTTGCTACTTGGCTTACTACTCCTGTAAGTCCAAACGATCTAACACTTATTCTGTCGTCAAGTCTTGCTTGCAAACTTCTACGTACTGGGCTATCAACTGTGCCACCTGTTAGTAGGAAAGCATCTGCCTGTCTGTATGTATATGTGTCAGCTAGTGCAAAAATATTATCGTATTGCGTTAGCAACTTAGTATTACCAACTGCCGGAGAGCCTTCTGCTACGCTTCCATTACCGATATATAATTCTTGTGTATCAACTGCCCACCCAAATTCACCAGACGCTAGTTGTGGTAACCCACTTCCTAAATTCTTTTGTCCTCGCCTAATTTGTATACGTGATATTTGAACTACGGCCATGATTCGCTTCTCCTGAAATATTATTAGTATTTATGCGAACTTCTCGTAATAGGTATAAACTCTGTTGTACCATTCGGTTCGCCACTCATCATATTCATGTGGCCATACATCAAACTGTTGATATGTTTCTCCGCCAAGTTCCATGCCATCATCTCCGCGACTACACATAAAGATATGTCCTTCACGTATGTTAGTATTGTGGATTGCGTTGTGGGCCTCTGCATACGCTACTAGCTGTAAGAAGTAGTTTTGTACATACTCTAGCTTCTTAGGCTTGTTAGTTTGCTTAAAGTCCATAATGCAGGGCTGGCCTTTGTACTGTCCAACTAAGTCAGTTGTGCCTGCATACATCTGCGGAACATAAAGAGCAACTTCGCTACCCCAAATCTCATCGACATCGCCCATGGCATGCTTAACTACTTCCTGTGCCATCTTGTGTGCTTTCTTAGCAAACGGATTGCTTCCAGGTGTAGGTAGTTCACCAAAGTCAACATAGTCTTCAAGGTACTTGTGCATACGTGTGCCAACACCTGCGGCTTCAGTAACAACTTCTTGTGCTTTCTTTTCACCTACACGCTTACGCCATTGCATAAGTCCTGTCTTGTCACTAGTTGCATCAAGAATAGTTGTGACACTAGCAACAGCATGACCTTCAGGAGTCATGTACTTGCGCTTGCCGTCTATTTGCTTACGTGATATTGGTTGATAGTTGTACTTGGGTTTAATTAAACTTGTCATATAGGTATTGCTCCGTATTTGTTACTATTGTAACAGAGTTTTAACTAGATGTCAAGTGTTTTTTAAAGTTTGGCGCCGACGTCAGTTGCTGACTTAGCCATACCAGCAACTGTGTTGTTGCCTGTAGTATCACCTTGCGGTGTTTCAGTTGCCTGCTGTTTAGTTTTTGGTACAATACCTTTTTCATTAAAGTTTTGTACCATAGCTTTTACTCTTGGATCTGTATCATATGCTGCTTTAAACGTACCGTAGTCAAATGCTTCTGAACCTACGTTTTGCATAAGTTTATTTAAATCAATGTTCTTTGAGTCTGTTCTAATATCATTAGCAGTCGGCTTATCAAAGTGCAGAAATAAAGAAACGCCTTGTTGATCGGCGCTTCCTATTACTGTTCTTAAAACTTGTACTAATGTGGATGAAACATCTACTGATGCTTCTTCACACAGTTCAAATACTTTCATTTATTTTACTTTCCAGGCTTACTTAAAATTGATCCTAGTCTACGTGAAGTTTCGATCATTTTCTTTTTTTGCATACGTGACTCACGCTTTGCTCTGCCTGCTTCGTCATCACCACCAGCTGCTGGTGCTGCTGCACCAAACTCGTCTCCAACTTCTAGGTCTGCTTCCATATCCATGTCATCTGTTGGTTCCATAGCTACGTCATCAACAGGTGCTTCTGCGCCCATATCCATTGGTGGTGCTTCGCCTTCACCTGTTAGCATGCCAACGCCTGTTGTCAATGCAATACGTGTTGTTTCCATTGATGCGTATAGTTGCTCTAATGCTGGCTTAACTGCCATTGTAAATGCTTCACTTTGTTGTGCGCCCATTTCGTCACGGATTGCATCAGCTAGTTCTAGCATGGATTCAGTTTGCATTTCTGCTGTGTCTTCCATCCAACCAGTTAAACGATCAACCATGTCCTTGGATGCCATTACTAGTTCTGCTTTATCTTCTTCACCTTCTTTTAGTAAGGAAGCATAGTAATTATTAATGATATCTTTTCCTTCGTCTATGTGCTTTGATTCATTTTTCTTTTTAAGGAAAGCTGGCTTATCGTCTGACTTGTCACCTGGTGTGCCATTGTCATCCATTGGCATCTTACCGTCTTTTGGTTTTGAATCAGCTTTAGTTGCCTTGTCTTCTGGCTTAGTCTTTTGATCCTTGCCTGACTTCTTATCTAGCATTTTTTGAAACGCTGCTTTTTGTGCTGCTGATTGTGCTTCTTCAAGTGGTGCATCTTGTATATCAGCACGTTCACCTATTGCAGTATTTAGAACGTCTAGGAAGAGTTTGTTCTTACTGTAAGTTTTATTATGTGATAAACCACCAAAACTTTCATTAGTCTCAATGTCAAATACTTTTGACCTAATCTTATTCCTAGCGTCCTGTAGCTGTTCTAATGTAAACGATGCTACGTCAATCTTTGTTCCAAACTTTTTTGCCATTGTTTCATTCAGCTGTTTAGATGTAGCTGGTTTATTCATGTCTCTAATGTTCATTTTTTGCTCTTCCTCAAGTACAATATGTTATTATAGTTATTTATACGTTTTATCTGAATATGATAGAATCCAGGACGTCTTTAGCACGGTTTGTGCGCATCTTTGCTATTTCTAATCTGTTTAAGGATATATCTTTTTTAGCAGGATCTGTTGTTGTTTTGTATGTGCTGTTAAAAAAGAGTGCATCCATGTAGTTCTTTTGTATAGTATTATCTAACTCCATTACTTTTTTAGTATTATCTTTGCCACTTGATAAACTTTTCGCAAGAGCAAGTGCTGCTGTCTTACTAAACAGAATTGCTATTTGTTTTTGATCTTTACAATCAAAAATCATAAATCCTTTTTTACTTTCCCTAACTACCATTTTGCCAATCCGAATACTGTTGCCTTTTTGATAGGGAAACATACTAGGGTCTAGATTAACTTCTATTAGGTCTTGTAGATCTTTAAGTAGTGCTGTGTTTGTCATTTCTCGCAACCATGATAACGTTGTTCTCTCGTATTTTACTTACCAGACTTTTTCGTATTAGGTTGGTCATTATGACTTGTTGTCTTTCAGTAAGACTAGCATAAGGGGTAGGAGCATTTAGATTGTCGAGCTCGACTTTTTCCTCATTGGTCATAAAGATTCTAAAATCTTTTATTAATTCGTTCATTTTCATTTGATAGACTGTAACTGCTTTTGCAGTTGTGCCTTTTGGGCATCAATAGCTCTAATTTGATCTTGTACTTGCTTACGTTGTACTTGTACTTGCTTCTTTCGTTCTTGTTCAGCCTTTGCCATTGCTTGTGGATCTGCTGGAGCAGGTGTTGCTGCTCCTCCTGTTGGTGCTGCACTTGATGGACCTGCTGCGCTAGTCGCCTGTGGTGCTTGTGGTTGCCCTGGCATTGCTGGAGGTGCTATTGCTGCTTGATCTAATTCAAAAATTTTCATACTCTTTTTCTTCCTCTAGCTTTGGGCTTGTTCATTCCCTGTACACGTTTAGCAATTGGGTTATGTGCTTTAGTAAGGCCTGCTTTACGAGTCATCATTCCGCCTCTACGTGCTTTTGTTTGAGACATTGACTTACTTTTTTTAATGTTAATAGGAGCATTACATGCTGCTGGACTTGCGCGAACTTGCCCTTTACGTGGTCCGCCTGTACATCTAAACTTTAAACTTTGTGATGCACCAGACTTTGCATATGCTCTGGTTGTTCCTTCTTGGAATATTTCAGCTACTCTCATCGATTCAACTTTCCTTTGTTTAATCGAATACTAGCTGGATTGGTACGCTTGGTCTTCTTTGCCTTGCGAGCCATCTTGCCGCCGAGCCTAGCTCTTGTGCGTTTCATTAACGCTCTTTGTTTAATATTTATTGGTGCAAAACACTGTGTAGGTTCTGATACAACACGCCCATGACGAAGGCCGCCTGTACATCTGTACTTGCGTACAAGTTTTGTGCCCTTGCGAGCCCATACTTGCTTTTCATCTAGTTGTGGATCAGTAAAAAACTCTCTTAATAACATATAGTTATTTATCGAGAGTGTATCAGTTAAGTAATATTACGATAACGATTGATAGTAAGCTAGCTACGACTGTGCCAGCGGTGCCTATAAGCACTTTAGTAATTGATTTCTGTCCTTCGATCATATCGTTGTGGATATCGTCAATCTTTGTTTCAACTTTGCCGAGTCGGCCTTCTAACGCTTCATAGCGTATTGCACATAAGTCAACATGTGCTTCTAAGTTTTGTCTTTCTAAGTCGGTTGTCGACATTTATTCTCTCCGTTAAGTACATTGTGTGTTGCCTTGTTGTAAGTATGAAATAAATGCCTGGTAGACTATCTGCCTACAATGTATTTATCATTCTCCGAGCATTTTAAATACTACATTGGTATCATTTGGGTGATTGGTGCGGAATACTTTAGTACCAAGCGTTGTAGTTTCGTCTAGGTTTGTTATGACAGGAACAAGATCAAAGTCAGTTACTAGCATATCTAATGTCAATGCATCCTCTGCTTCGACATCAAAAGTAAACTCCCAATAGCGTTGCTTGCCTTTGAATGTATCACCGAATCCTAGACCTTTAACATCTGCTACTTCGGATTGACAACTAAGCGGTTCTATATTAACACGTAGGCCAATAGTTTGTATCATTGTATGATAGTTTGCTTGTTGATTATGTAAATGCTTATCATCGCCACGGCGAGCATTTGTTTGTGTAATATCTACAACTGTTGTTAATATAAATCTCATACTGTATTTACAGTCATAAAAAAAGGCCCACTGTAAAAGTGAGCCTTTAAATTAGTTATTGTATTAGCTATTAAGCTGCTACGATGAACTGTCCGCCTTCTGTTACTGTTGCTCCTGACAAGTCGATTGAATCAACTGTGCCTAGCTCTTGTAGACGTACTTGCATTGCTGCTGCGTTAGTTTGTGATGCGTCATAGCAAATGTTGATCAGTCCAGCTGTGCCTTCACTGTCGACAGCGATTGGCTGTAGTTGCTGTGCAATAGCTTCAATAGTGGAACCAATTCCACCTTTGCCTGCTACTGATGCGCCACATGCTACTACTGCGAAGCCGATGTTTGCTGTTGAATAGATCGTTGCGTGTGCATGTCCTAATCCGTTTACTCTTGTTACTGCTGCCATTTTATATTCTCCTGTTATCTAAATGGACCTTCACTCTCTGTGAAGTTCTTGTATATGTATTTAGCATCTGCTGCTAAAAAACAAATCTTTATTGCTGATTCTGGGCTCTTTTGTGCAACACTTTAAGTAATTGTACAAATCCAGGGCCTGCTGTTACTATATCGTCAAGCATTTCAATTGCGGGCTGCATTCCTTGTACATAAGGTGCTGGAATATTCTTACCTTCTCTAGCAAGTTTTAGGAACAATCTAGCTCGCATTAAGTTTGATGCACCTATAATTAATCTGTAGTACATTATGTTTCGTCCGTCAACTCGTTTAGTAACACGGTTCATAGCATTGTTTTCGTCTAGATCTTCTACACTATGGCCGCCTTCTATTGCTGCCCACTCCGCTGCTGTATATCTTGGAGGGTCAGATGCTTCTAGTTCTTCTAGAAACTTACTAGCTTCTTCGTCCGTAACTATATCGCCTTCGTTTTGAATTGCACGAATAAAGTCCATATTAGTCTCTTTTAGCTCTCGCTGCTTGATCTGCTGCCATTGCATCATCTGCATCATCTGGCACATTAAAATCATTGTCATCGTTGTCAGTATCATCTAACCCACTATCAGCATGATCAGCTTTAAGTGCGCTCTGTGATGTATGAATCTTATCAGCATATGCTAATAGTTTCTTAATAACTTCTATGCTAACACCCGACTTTGCAACTAGTTCTTTTGCATTCTTAGGACCAAATAGTGCGCCGTAGTTTGTTAGTTGGTCGCCAACTTTAGCCATAACGTTTGATAACTCATCGTCTTTGGTTGTTGTAGCTGCTGTCATTAGCACTCTACCTAGGTTAGCTAGTTTACGCTGTTCTGGTGAAAGACCAAAGTTATCTGCTACTTCATTTATTACATCATTCATTTTCATAATTTTAATTCCTTATCGTACTACTGATCTATTTGCTCTAGTAAATGTTTGTCTTGGCACAAGTTTAACATCACCTTCTGGGTGCGCTAAAACATATCCTTCACCACCTTTGGCATGTGTATCTTTTGCTGCCGGGCCGTGGTCACCTATCTCTGCTGTAACATCTGCATCGTGCGAATCAAATTGATTAATAACTTTATCTTTAATTTGCATAATACCCGACACCACTTGCCACATTGCATCAAATCCTGCTTGATTGTTTTGAATATGAGTTGCAATGTTCTTTTGTTTGTTTGCTGATAATTTAGAACCTGCCATCCAATCAAAGAAGTCTGCTCCTAAGTTGTCTAAGCCTGTGTCGACTTTACTGTTAGTATATGTATACAATACTTTTGCAAAGTCAGATATCTTTAATGCTACAAGAGCTGCGTTATCTAGTAATTGGTCAATGCTTGCTGCATTCTTTGCCACAGTTGCTTTAAGTTGATTAATATCTTCATCATCAATTTGTGCTTCTTTAGACACTGTTACACTAGGTACTATGAATACTTCATTTCCTTGCATTTGCAAATCTTGTGGTACTGGACCTGGTGTTCCAGCTTCGTCTAACAACCGGTGAACTACAACACCTGTAGTTGACTGTGCCATGCGCTTGCCCAAATCACTGTTAACATTTACTTTATATGTAACAATGTTAGGAGTAAACGTAAATTTACCATCAATAACTTCTGGTGTAGTATAATATAACAAGTCACCTAACAAATAACCTCTAAAGTCTTTAGGAGTTGCTTTTTCATATTGATCAAAGATAATTTGCATACTATTAGCAAACGCAATACGCTTTGGATCTTCTGCGTTCTTGCCTCCGCTGCGTCCTAGTAAATTACTTGCAAGATCTTTACCACTAGTAGCACGTTCAACTCCGCCTGATTTAACAAAGCCGCTTTTGTCTGTGAGTATAAACTCTCCAGCTTCGTTGCGACCAAATACAATAGCCGGAGAACCGTCCCACTTAACTGTTACGTCTGTGTGACCACCTTGCTCTAAACTCTTAAGGCGTTCTAATGCACGAATTGCTCCTCGACTGCCTTCCCAGAACACAATGTCTTCTGCGTGATCAATACGGGCGCCTTCGTCAATACGTACTTTACTTTCAACTAGTTTGATCTCACTGTATCTCATCTGTTAAATGCTCCTGATGACATAACAACACTGTTCAATGGTGCACCACTTAGTTCTCTAATTCTACGTAGCTGTTTGTCAGCTAGTGATTCAACTGCTATTGATTCAGGTATTCCTTTGCCGGCTTTTGCCATTGTTTCTTTCCACGGAGCAATAAGCTCTTCGTAGTTTGGATCGCTTTTGAGTACTGCAAACATGCTTTCAACTGTATGTGTGTCAGCTTCTCTTGCGTTTGGTCCTAATAGTATTTTTGCAATTTCATCCCAATCGTCTGCAACAACATTATCTCCGTTGTTAGGATCAACAATACCTTTTGTAGGGCTAAACTTATATCCACGGCCTCTTGCTAAACTTGATAACAATACTGCTCTGTCAGCGCCTGTATAATGCTCTGTTCCGCCACGCTTGGCTCCACGTTGTAGATTAGGATTATCTGTGAGCATAAAGTCTGTTTGAACAAAGCCGTTTGCAACATCACCCCTGATTGGAGTTTTAAAATGTACTTGAAGTCCTGCGTTAGCAACCCAACCTTGTGTGAAAGTTCTGCCTTTGTTCATAATTTCTAAATCAGGTATGCCTTGCTTTTGGCACCATGCAGTAAGTTTTGCAATTATTTCTTCTTTAGGTAATTCTCTTACATCAACATTGAGATCTAAATCGCCTGACGAGTTCTCTTCAAATGTTCCATCTTCTTTTGTCTTCTTGCCTGTTGTGCCAAGCATGTCTTCATCAACAAACTTAAAACCAAATGTAGCATTGATCCAATCTATTGTTGGCTGTACATCAACTGTGGCAATACGCTGTGTTAGTGGTGTAACTTCACCGCCCTCAACTTTTTTAAATACGTTTCCACCTTCGAATAAATTACTTGTCATT